GCACGTTTCACGAACTGCAATTTCAGCGACTACCTTTTCAGCGGCGCGAACTACAACAACGTAGACTTCGGCACGATCGCCGGAGGACACAAGATAGAGGTGGACTCCTGGAACATTACCGACGCGCTCAATGCGGACGTGTGGCTTGCGTGGGCGAACGCGACAGGGATGAGTATTGTTGACTTGTGCGGACGTTCGGTCACGACTCTATACAATAGCAACATCTCGGAGTTCCGCAACGGCGTATTTCTCGGCGGTACGGTATCGACGAATGTCAACGTCAAGTTCACGGATATCGGCGGTTCGCTTACCGTCTACCCGATGAGCGGCGGCAAGTCGCTCACGCTCGACCATTGCAACAGCGTGAACATTGCGAGCGACATGCCGTTCTCGTCCATAGTCGCGCGCGATTCTATCGTGGTGGCGAACAACGGCATCGACAACAGCGTGACATCGTACTCGCAGGAAGGCGGTTCGGTGAGTGCCACGTTTAAGTGCGCCGGATGGGATGCATCAAGCGGAACGCACGCGAAGGGCAACGAGGTAAACCTCCGCAACGTGGTCTTGAACATCGGGAACTTCTCGTGGTTCGATTGCTTGCGCATGAACGGCTGCACCGTCGACAACCCGATTCACGTCATCCCCTACGAGGACGGCGGCAATCTTTGGCTCGACGTGTCTTTTGTCGGAAACACGTTCGGCAACAACGGCTACATCGCGTTCGGCGATTCGTCGGTCGGGAATGCGGACATCTACGGCGTGAAGGTCAAGAACCTTATTGTCAAGGACAACGTATTCTTCACGAGCGGAAACGGCGTTATGATGCCGTTCTTCTCCAACGCAATAGAACCGTACATCGCCCCGTTCCAGGAATTGAGCGCGACCTACTCCGGCAATGTCGGCACCTGCCCTGCCGAGTCCATCGAATACGGCCCGGGCGAGATGCAGGATTTATTCGTTCAAGACCAGGGCACATACAAGCGCAGCCTAGCCGTGCGCCGTGTCTGGAACTTGAGTAAATATGCGGTGTTCGAGCACGGGGTTGGCTTGCAGATTTCTGCGGACAATACGCAGTCCAAGTTCGTCACGCCGTATCTATACCACGAACGCAACGTGGAAAACGCAGGCGACCAGTTCGACGTATTTATCGCGGTCAAGTCCGATGACTACGTTGCAACATCCATTTTCAAGGCTTTTGACAAGTAGGTCAAAACCTCGCGACAAAATGAAAAGCAAAGAGGAATAATATGAGTTTCTACAAGAAAGTTCCAGGATTGCAGAGGACACTCGAGTCCGAACTCCTTTTTGACAAGGTGCCGACCGCAGGCTCTACCAATCCAGTTACAAGTGAAGGTGTTGCCGAAGCCTTGAATGAATCGGAAACAAACGCTGTTCAGTTCGTTTTCGATGATGGCGACCAGTTGGTGCAAACTATCGACGAATTTACCGAAGAATACTACAACAGCCATGTTTTCGGCAACTTTTACATCGAGGAAGGCAAGGTGTATGTCTGCACGAAGCACAAACACAGCGGCGATGACTACGAAACCAAACTCGAAAAGGTAAACGGCATGGTCGAGGCCCTCAACAAACTTGCTGAACGCGTAACGGCTCTTGAAAACGCGTAAGGAGAATTTATGAGTTTCTATAAAGAAGTACCCGGACGCAAGACGACACTTGAGTCTACCCTAAAGTTCGACCTTGAACCCACGGCAGGCTCCACGAACCCAGTCACGAGCGATGGGGTTGCGAACGCCATCACGGAGGCCGTGGGCGACGCATCGGATGCGCTCCAGGAGCAAATCGACGAAATCGCGGAGAAGGCCGGCTCCGGCTACATCCCGAAGGGAGAAGCCACCGTCGCTACCTTGAACGCCCTCTCCGGCCAGGAGAACGGCGAACTCTACACTATGACCGACGCAGGCACGCTCACGGACGGAAGCCTCGCCGTAGTTGCTGGCGACACGGTGGCGTGGGACGCGACGAATGAAGTGTGGTATAAGGCTATGGACTACGCGCCGAGGCAGTACGGCACGAACGAGGTGCACAACCTACCGACAAGCATCACCGCCTTCCGCACGGGCGATGTGATACCCGTGGACGGACCGAGCGGCACTGCGAAGATGAGCAAGGATGACTTGCTGCGGGTGACTGCGGATAATGCGTTGACAGGTAATGTTGCACCTGCATTTGACCCGACCCGCACTAGTGATAACCCGTACAAGGCAAATTCCGATGTTGTTACATATAACGGAAAGACCTATGTTTTCAAGACCGACCACTACGGACCTTGGGATGCGGCAGATGCTTACCACGTCAATATTGCTCATCAGTGGTTGAACAGGTTGATGGCCAATGTCGCTGGTTCTTACTGGGGGGCAACACCAACTATCCAAAAGGACGCTCTTGTCAGGCACAACGGTATATTGTATCTAGCCCTTGAAGAACTGCGCTATTCTGATGGTTTTGACTATTCAAAGGTGATTGAATTTAGTGAGGAAAAAGCTGTTGATGTATTGGGTGCCGACCAGCCTTTTGCGTCCATAGTCCCGATGTTGAAATTCAGTTATAATAAGTATCTTGATGTCGATGGCATAGAGCAGCCCTTGTCTTCTACTGACCCAACTTTAATTTGGGTCGTTACCGACTACATCCCTCTCAAGGCTGGAAAGTTGTACAAGTATCGATATGCAGGACTGATGAACGAGGGTAGATATGCCGCTTTTTATGACTCGTCAAAAAATTTCGTAAAGTCGTTTACTATTGCAGCAAATTCTTCGGGGCTGATCGAGGCTCCCGCTGATGGTTTTGTTCGGTTTTCTTTGATTATTAACAAAGATACTCTAGTCCGTAACTTGTCCGTGGTAGAGTTGCCGATTGATGAAGAGATTGGGATGAGCGAGGCTTTCCGCTATAACCCCAATTATAAACTTGTTGAAAGGACGCAAGGATATTATCTTGACTCCAGCGGTAATGAGGTTGAATCTTATGCGCCTTCCGCTTATTGGAATATAACTGATTACATCCCTGTTACTGCTGGTGAGACAATATATTACTACAACCTCAACACTACAGGAGATGCACCACACTCTGCTTTCTACGATGCAAATAAAGATTTCGTCAGCAGTTTCAAGCAGGGGCAAGGTGGTTTCCTATCCGTCAAGATACCCGATGGTGTCTCGTTCGTTCGCTTTTCGTTTTTTCACAACGTATCCGATAATCAGTTTAAATTTGGAGTATTCGGCGACAGCGTGAAACTCAACCGAAGAATTATAGATTCAATGGTTGGAGCAACATATAGTCCGCTAGTGTGGAGCGATGATTATTTGTGCATCAATGGCGACTCAATAGAAACTACAAGTGCAGGTAGATGGCCTACGCTATTGATGGGCAACATTCCTTGGGCTAACAAGACGGATATAGCGGTTGGTGGCACAAGGATGACCGGAGAGATAAATAGTGACGCACGTGTGGCTAGTATTCCTCTATCTGCAACCCTTGTCATTACTGGCGGTGGAACTAATGACTGGGCACAAAACATTCCTATCGGTTCTCTTGCTACCATTGATGACCCGACAACATTCTATGGTGCGGTTCATTTGTATGTGCAGAAGGTAAAGGCTAGGGTTCCCGATGCCGTTGTTGTCTTTGTTTCAAATCCATTCGGTTGCTGTCCTGACAGGTTCAGCAGTTCGCACGATGATACTCTCGGTATCTGGAACAATAACGACAATGTCATCTTTGACTATGCAAGGGCAATGAAGGAAGTGGCTAATTTTGATTCTTGTTACTACATACCTGTCTATGAAGAGTGTGGTATCAACTCGGAAAATTTTGAGGATTTCTTGCTTCACGAATACAACTCAAGCGCGCAAGTATGGGTTTACCTGCATCCTAATGATGCAGGTGCGGCAAGGATTGAAAGAGTTATTGAAAATCACTTGAAAAAGATTGCTGAATTGAATTAAGGAGTACTCCCCTATGCCTTACGATAGACAAATACCCGATACGACTCTGTCGGTCTCCATGTTGCCCAGTGAGGCATTGATACTATGGAAGGACTAGACCTCACATCGCTCTACACTACCATCGGCGGGGTGCTCGGCACTCCTGCCACTTTGGGATAACGATATGCAAGAACAGTTAATCACAGCAATCGTCGCAGTCCTTCTCGCTCTCGCTGCTTGGCTAAAGGCTCACTCCGAGGTGGAGGGGGTCAAGAAAGACCGCGAGTCAACGAAGATGGAACGCGATACGAAGATTGCCGTGCTTGAACAGAAGGTCGCCGAGCACGACCGAATGATGGACGAAGGCAACGAGCGATTTGACCGCATAGAACGCGAGCTCAAGGAAACCAACGGCCTTCTGCGTGAACTTGTGGGGATGTTCAAGATGAGCACACGCGCGAAGTCGCACACGCCGGAGGATGGGCCGTGCTAGTCCTTGTGCGCGATGCCTACACGGAGACGGCCATTCTAGGCCGTCTTTTTGTCGGTGGTACTTGCATCTGCTACACCCTCGAAAACCGCTCAAAGGCCATTCCCTGCGGCACGTACAACATCGAGAACAGCAATAGCCCGAAGTTCAAGAGGGAACTCCCGCTTATCTACGGCTACAAGGTCGCGGAGTCGCGCGGCATACGGATCCATGCAGGCAACACAAGCAAGGACTCGGCTGGGTGCGTTCTCGTCGGTATGGGCCGCGATACGGTGGAGGGTTCGCTTACCGAGTCCAAACTTGCCGAGACAATGGTCGCGATGCTCTGCCGGACTATCAAGCACTTGACAATAACGGAGATTGGATGATTACGTTCGCCTTCGTCCTGCTTGTCTTGCTCTTGGGTGCTATCTTCTTCGACGTTGGGGATTGGCGGCGATGATTCTTCACATACCCCTCGAGACACCCAGCAAGAAGAACTCCCGCGTGGTTGACCGCAGGACTGGTCGCACGTTCCCTAACAAGCGATACACCGAGTGGCACAAGGCCGCAGCACTATATGTGAGGCAGCAGAACGCTCACCCGCTTGACGAAGGTCCGTATTCATTGCGCCTTGAGTTTTGGCACGGCGACAAAATCCGCAGGGATAGCGACAACGGAGTGTCAAGTATTCTTGATTTGCTAGTTGATTGCGGGATAATTCCAGATGATAATTGGCAAATCATAAAGGCTATCCACGTCCGCAACGAATATGCGAAAGGTGCGCCCGGTGTGTGGATTGCGCTTGTGCCCCTTACCGATGGCGAGGAACTGTACTTTAAGGCATTCCCAGGCCATCCCGATTGTTGCATTGGAGGGCCACACCCCTTGACGGACGCGGAAAAATTGAGTATATTGTAGGTATTGTGTTGAGCCTTTAGGCTAAAAAAGCCCACCCCTTGCGGGTGGGTTTTTCTATTTGTCCTTCTGCTTCTCGTACCATTCCTTGTAGTACGTTCGGATGTGTTCCTTGTGTTCTGCGTAATATGCCTTCTTGCGCTCCTTGTTGCGCTCGTACCATCGGCGGTTCTTCTCGCTTACCTTGTCCTTGTTGCGTAGGTAGTAGGCGCGGTTGGCTGCGTTGTGCGCGTCCTTGTAGCACTTATACTTGCGTGGCTTGGGCTTTATGCACTTGCCCCGCTTAATGGCCCTTCGCAGTTTCGCGGACGTGCTTGCCTGCTCCCAGAACATCGCCTCCTCGGGCGAATTTACCCCGAAGGCTGCATGGATGGAACGCAGCTTGACCTGCTCGGAGAAGGTGAGATTGGGCTTGCGTCCGGCCTTCATGCCTTCTCCCGCATCACGCGCCTATATTCTGCCGCGAGTTCCTTGTTGCCATCGTCCGGGATTTGTGCGAACACATCGTCGGGTATGTTCGCAAGTTGTCCGAGTTCGTGGCCGATAATCTCGTGAGTATACGATGACTTGTTCATCCTCGCGTATTCGCAGGCCACCTCCTTGTCGGTAAAGAATTGGCAATCAATCTCCCAGCACGACGTTTCGGTATTTACGCCCATCTTACGCACGACATACACTTGTTTTGCCTTATTTCTAATGGCAAATTGCAGTAATTGCTTTTCGTAATTGTTCGCGGCCTCTTTCGCAATCTTGTCTAAAGTTGGCCTGCAATAGAAGATTTCGTCAAGTTCTTTGTCGGACTTCATCAAGTCCACGTGTACGGATATTTTCTTGCTCATGCTGCCTTCCTTGCTCTATATTTTTTCTGGTATTTCACGAAATACTCCTTGTGCTCACGGTAGTATTTACGGCTGTATTCGTTGCGCTCATCGCGGTGGCTCTCCCTAAACCGCGCATCCGCGCCCTTGCGGTTCTCCTTGCCCTTGTCGCTCGCGTAATAGCGGTTCCTTGCCCTGCGCTTGCGCTCCTTCGTCGGGTCGGCATGGCGCGGCATACTCGCGCAGGGACGCATCCTTGCGGCGATAAGCGATTCCCAGTTATCCATCATTCCTCCGCATAAGCAGGCACAGCCTGCACTTGTAAACGCCATCGCCAACCCAGGCCATCATGCTCTTGTCGCACTCAACGCCACACTCGCAGCACCGAGCCATCGTGGACTCCTTCTTCTTGCCGAAAAGATACTCCCGCGATGCCTTGCGGTCCACATCCACGTGCGACCGGGCGACGGGTCGGATGTTCAGTTCCTCGTTCATCTACCCTCCTATTATGCCCCTTATAGCCCAAACCGAGAACGCAACCGCCCCGATGGATATAGACACGCCTATTGCTAGTAACGTGAGCGATGCAACTAATCCAATCGCACCAGCAACAAAAGCAACTACTTTTTCACCAAATTCCATTATTTTACCTCCATATAAGGTCTAATTGGTTGCGGGTTTTTCCGTTCCGCCTCTATAAATTGCTTTTCATATTCCGCCAATTCTTTAGAATACGGAACTACCAGAACGCCACGCTTTTCAAGTTCAATCCGCATCATTTCGTTTGTTGATCGTAGGTTCTTTATTTCGTCCATAAGGTTCTCGTATTCCTCAAGCGGAATCTGCGTGTAGAGCGGCTCTGCGTGGGTTTGTCCTGGGTGGAGCGGGTAGTGTTTCACTTCGCCTCCTTGTCTTTACGTTCAAGATATTCTTTGCACGCTGGGCATACTGCCATCAAATCCCCTCTAGATTGCAAGCCTCTATAAATCGTACTCCACGGCTTTCTTTCTCCACAACATTCGCAGAAGATTAACTCTGGGCGTTTCATCATTTTCCCTCCTTGAACTGCTCGGCAATCTTGAGCCAACGCTTGCGCCATCGTTCCCAATATTTCATTTCTTTGCTTATGTACTCCCAAGATGCCCCGCATCCGTTCACCTTCGCATCTTCCTCGTCATACCTTGCTTCGCACATTTCTGCCATCGCCAGGCATCGCTTGTACTTGTGACGGGCAATCACCTTGTCGGCGTCGTCTGCATGATATACACGATATTGGTGAGTAGCTGGAGTTATAACGGTATCTTCGTAGTAGTAATATGCTTCCAGTTCGTTCATTTGTCGGCCTCCTTGCTTTTGTGAAAAAACGAAGATACGTGCAATAAAAATTTTTGTTCGCAGTCTACACAAAAATCGTAGTTAAACGGGTAGCCTAATTTTATTTGGGAACTTCCATCGCCTTCCCGTAACTTCTTACCGCATTTGTCACAAATTCTCATTTGTACTCCTCCGCCTTCGCTCGGCACTTGCGTTCTACGTTTACCCATTTTGCAATAAAATCACGATATAGTGTGGAATACATAATCTTTGATAAGTGTTCAGTTTTCGCCCGTTCAGCCCTCGCCAGCCACAGCGCCCGTTTCAGCCTGCGGTTCTCCATATTCGCATCCACCACATCGGCATACATACTCGCCTGCACATCCTCAAGTTTCGCCTTGAGGCGTTCGTTCTCGGCCCTCGTCTGCTCAATCTCCTCCCAGTGCAGGCGTATATCGTCGTTCTCGGTCACGCGCTCGCATAGGTCTTGGTTCAGCTTTTCGAGGTCGGCTATACGCACCTTGAGTTCTGCGATGGCGGCGTCCACTTCGTCGGCTTCATAAGCATATCGATGGTCGTATCCTGCCGACAAATCGGCGTTAGACGCAGCGTCAAATTTTTCAAGTTCGTCGCACTTCATCACAGCCTCCCAATCGCTCCGCAGGTGCGGACGTTGACGTGGAACGACTGCGGACGGAGCAGTTTCTTTGCTTCTTCCTTTTTCTGTTCTTCGGGTTTCTTCGTTTCTTGTGACATCTTATGCCTCCATTTCGTCCTGCACGAACTGCATCATGCGGAGAATGACCGCACCGCATTGTGCTAGTTCCTGGATGCAGTGAGCCTTGTTGCCTTCGAGGTACGCCTCGATGGCTTCCGCTATTTCCTCGTACAAAATGCGGTCGGCGTAGAACGGCGATTCGCTGTTCTCGGTGCGCATGAAGTTCAGCGTCTTCCGCACGATTCGGATGTCCTTATTCGTGAAATTGTCGCAGAACTTCGGGAACTTTTTGACGGCCTTCGACCATTCGTCCCATATCATGCTGTTGTATTTTTCGAGTTGTTCTTCGGTCATTTTATGCCTCCTCTAAAAAAGTGAGAGTTGCCCGATGTCTTGTTTCTTGCCCAGGATGAAATCGCAGATAAAGTTCCTTGCATATTGCGTCCTAATCTCGGAACGTTTTGTGTCGCATAGGCCAGCCTTCGTTTCGTGTTCTATGTACATCGCTATTTCGTCCTCATCACACCCTAATTGCACAAGTTGTTTTTTCTTTGCTAAACCTCCAGACCCAGCCGTAAGTTTTCTACGTAGTTCACTAGGGCAAGGTTCGTAAGTCTCGCCATTAGTAGGAGTGCAGTTTAAAAACCAGTAGCCTGTTGGTTTCTTGTAAAAGTCGCCCCTTGTTGTCCTGTCGTTGTCGATAATTGTCACCCTCAACGGGAAAAAATGGTTTGTGAAGTTCGTCGGGTGCCACGGGTTTTCAATAATCAACCGAAAACCTTTTATTTCACAAGTTGCGATAAGTTTCAGGACGATGTCGTAGAAAAAGAACCTCTCCTGCGAGTACCTGCGCAGGGTGTTCCATTTTTTTGTGTAATATTCCGGAGTTCCGAAGTTCTTGTTTTTTTTCTGCGAACTGTCGTAAAATTCGCTGTGTTGTACTTGTTCCATCACAGAGCAAAATTTGATACACGGGAAAAACGCAACAATTAAATCATCCTTTGTGATATTGTCAAACACGCTTGCCTTCCCATCGTAAGCATTTTGTATGTTTTCAAAAAGGTCTACAACGTGGTCGGTCTGCCCGAAATTGTCTTGTATATCGTAATCTTCGGCAGGGATTCCGAGTTTGATAAACTCGTTCTTGAACGTCCCGCTTTGTTCAAAGAAACAATGCACTTTACCGTTGATTTTCATTTGTTCATTTTCCTTTTGTTCAAAATCTCCCGCAGGGGCATGAGTTTCGCGAGTAGTGCTTATTCAGTAGGAAAAAGGTTAATCGCAAAAAACAATGGAGTTCCCCTGCGGTTTCTGCCCTTCGTTTGTTCGGGGCATACTTGGCGACCCGCGCGAGGCTGTGTGAAGGGGATTCAGTGTTGTGGTTTTCCCACCCCGCACGGGTCTAAACTTGTGGGCGTTGTTTTACCGAGGTGCGTGACTGCGCCCAATCCTCGAAATATGCCGGAACGGGTCGAGCCGTTCCTTCCGATACGCAAGCCCGTTCGGAACCGGGGACATAGACCTTCTTGCGCTGGTCGCCATTAAGTTGAGTTTCGTCTGCGCTTATCGTAGGGTTTAGCCGGTAGCCTTCGCAGTGCGGAGAATAAGAGCTAACTCTCTAATAAGAGACTAACAACTCACGCCTTCTTTGTCTAAGAGCCATCAAGACCTTCGGAATCCGTATGAACAGAGACGAATCTCGTTGTCAAAATGCCCCTTCGGTAAAGAAGGAGTCCACACCTGAATCCGTGGGTGGGCCTCGTTCGCAGGCACTCGCCTGCTAGTGGCACTCCGGGAATCGAACCCGGACTTTGTGGCGGGAGAAAAATGAACTAAAACCGCCAACCGACACCGAGTGTGCCATGATGCCGTGCTTGCGCGACTACCCTGCACGGCGAAGGGACAAACAAGGGCGGGTCAAGCCCCGTCGCTTACAGCCACGGCAAATCGTCGTCGCCCTCGAACTTGGGCGCGGCCTTCTGCGCGGGTTTCTGCGCCGTCGCGGCAGGCTTGGGGCTGTTGCGGAGCAGGGCGTTGTATTTCGCGACCACGGCCTTCGCCTGGTTCGCGTCCATCGCTTTGACACCACGGTTAGCGAAGTGTCCGGGCTTGTTCACGAAGCGCACCTTCTCGTAGTCGTTGCCCTCGTAGGTCTCCACCTCGGTCGTGATTTCCACCTCCACGCCTTCGAGGTCGTTGCCGCCGTTCAGCGTGGAGAAGTCCATGCCCTGCCAGCCGATGTCGCGGAGCGTCTTGATGGTGTTCTGCGCGCTGTTGTCGGTAAGCCACAAGTCCGCGTAGAACGTCTTGTCGACTGCATTGCCGTCATCGAGGCAGGTGGTCGCCTTGATGCAGAGCTTCACGCTCGGCGTGTGGTTGTTCTTGGACTCGGCGAGCCCGTGGGAAGTGATGATGCCGGAGTAATTAGCCATTGTCGGCCTCCTTGATAGCGTTCTTTACGTTGTTGAGTACCTTCTGCAAGTCCACGACGGAGCGCGGCGTCTCGAGCCATTTGAGCGTCTTCTCAGCCTTGTCCTTCGGCAGGCGTTCCAGGAGTCCGCGCAGCTCGATTTCTGCCGCCTTCGCGTCGCCTCCGTTGCCGTCCATCGCGGAGAGGATGGCGAGCATGTCGAGAGGCATCTGCTCGGGGAGTCCGTAGCGGTTCTTGGCATCCCATGCGGCGGAGTGCGTAGTCTCCACGACGCGGGTGCTGCCTCCGTATGCCTTGACCTTGCCGTCCTTGTTCTCGACGAATGTCTCGAAGCGTGCAAAAAGCACCGCGTCGGCCCATTCCTTGAAGATGCCGCCCACCTTCGCGTTCAGCTTGCTCTCGAAATGATCGTAGTCATCGCCCAGCACGTTTTGCACCTTGCGGAGCTGCGAGTGCGAGAGGAGCAGGATGTTGAGTCCTGCACGGTTGACCTTGTCGAGCGCGACGAGCAGCTTGCGCGCCTCCTGCTGCGCGAGGACGTAGCCCTTGCCGTACCCGAAGCCCTCGATGTTCTTCTGCTTGCCCTCGGCGCAGACGTGGGCGTAGAGCATGGGCTCGACCCAGTCCAAAGTGTCGATGACGAGCGTGCGGAAGTCGCCCGGAGTGGCTGCAAGTTCCTCGCAGAAGTCGAGGATGTCCTTCCACGATTCCGGCGTGAAGTTGGGGATACCTTCGAACTGCGGCCCAACAAGGCCGGATTCCCCGCAGATGAAGATGGGATTCGGCATCGACGCGCCTGCGGTGGACTTGCCCACGCCTTCCACGCCGATGAGCATAATCTTCGGCGGCAACTTGGTCGGGCCTTTCTTGATTTTGGAGAGTAGATTGTTCATTTTTTACCTCGCTTTGGTTTTGGTTGTTAAAGTTCCTCGTTCGGGTTTTCGGCCTTGCGAAACAGCGTCACGTCGTCGAGCGATGCGCACCCCGTACACACGTCGAAGTATTCGCAGGAGCCGTAGATGGAGCAGGCGTTCGGGTTGCGGCTCCACCTTCCGATGCGTTCTGCATCCGCGATTTCACGACCCACGGCCCACATATCGAAGAGGTAGTCGGATAGGTCGGACTCGGAGCGCACCACCTCGACGCGCTGGAAGTAATAGTCTGGGCGTTCGGCGATGTCCGCCATCAGGCGCGCTTCCCATTCGTGCGGGTCTTCGTCGTGTTCGTGCTGACCCGCGTAGAGCGTGCCATCCTTCTTGTATTTGCGGTTCTCTTCTGGCGTGGCCTTGTACGGCCTAATAGTGGGCTTGCGGATGACATCGTAGAGGCACACGTCCACCTCGTAGCCGAGGGTGGATGCGCCCACGTAGTACCCGCTCACCTGCCCGTCGATCGGGAGTTTTTTCCAATAGTCGCTACCGGGGCCGATGTCCTGGCTCGTGGTCTTGTGCTCAACGATGATATGCTTGCCCGTGGCCTTGTCCTTCGCGATGGCATCAATCTTGCCCGCGAGCACCCACGTCTTGCTCACGCCTCCCGTCTCGGGATTCATCAAGGGGGCCTCGAAGCCAAACTCCGCGCCTACGCGTTCGTACTTTTCCGCGTCGCTCTGTTCCCACTTGGCCTTGTAGCCCTCGAAGAGGCAGCGCAGGGTCACGTCGGTGTAGTCGTCGCCCGTGAGCACCATAGTCTCCTGGCCGCCCCAATACGCCTCAAGTAGCGCGTGCATCGCCGTGCCGAACGTGAGCGCGTCCGATACCTTCGCCGGACGGATAAGGTCCACGTAGGCGATTTTGTAGGCTCTATGGCAGGCGTTGAACTTGCTGCGCATGGAGTTGGTGAGTTTTCTAGTTTCCATTTTAGGCCTCCTCTGCCGCGTCGATGGCGGCGATTTCCATGCAGTTTTCAAGGTCTCGCATCGCGGACTGGACGCCCAGACGTGCAAAGCAGTATGCGCGCACCTGCGTTTCTGTCGGCATCTTGCCTTCCACGATGAGGTCGGCAATGACCTCGGCAGCAGCCTTCTTTGTGCGCTGCGCGTCCTCCACGCAGTCGATAAGTATCTCAAGGTCACGACGTGTCATCTAGCCCTCCAGCGCGCCCACAAGGGCGTAGAAGAAGAGAAGGCCGAAGGGCAGGGCGACCGCGAGGGCCATCTCGCCCACGGTCATGTGTTCGCGCGGCTTGTATTCGTTTATGACGATTTCGCCATCGTGGATACCGTCATTCGCGCGTTCGCGCTGGAAGTTGAGTTCGTTGTTGTTCATTTTTTCCTCTTTGGTTTAGTAAGTTCTTGCAAGCATTCTCGCCGTCCATGCGGCTGTGGCAAAGTCGCAGCCACCCTTGCGGATGCGCAGAATTTCCGCCTGCACCTTCGGGTTGGATGCCGCCTCGCCGGAGCAGGTAATGAAGGCGCGTTCGTGTTCGCCGGTCACTGTGAAGGTGCTGCGGGATTTAAGGCTCTTGTATTCGTCGATCATTGTTCTTCCACCATGTTGTGAATCTTCATCAAGGCATACACGCGCCTAATCTCTGCTTCGACATCTTCGCATCCGACTCTCTTGAGCGATTCCTTTACAGCACCTCTGCGATGCTTTATCGCGATGGCGACGGCGATGGGATGCGGGTAATTGTCCGGGCTGCATCCATTGCGGTACGCGTTCCCGCGATTCCAGGTGCGCGTATTCACGCACGCGCCCTCGCAGAACCTCTCGACAGCGGGTGTGATGTACGAGAGAAAATCGTTCGCCTCGTCCGCGTTCTCGTAGGCGGCATGGCGACCATCGCCCGAACCCTTGAACGAGAGTTTTGTCGATTCGCAAAATTTCTCGTAGCAGCCCGTAAGCATACAATAGAGCGAAATGGTGCGGTTACGGTTGAGTGTTTTAACGTCTAGCATTTGATACCCTCCGCGACCATCTTGACGGCATCGTTGTTACACTTGGTTTCTTTCGGAGCGATGACCTTCTGCATACTCTTGTAGATGTTGTCAAGTTCCACGAACTCCGGCAGGGCGCGCAGTTCCTTGTCCTCTGGCTTCGGGAGCCATCCGTATGACGGCGAAAAGTAGTTGGCGCAGTAGTTGGTGCACCATTCCAAATCGCCCACGCTTACGGCGTGCGGAGCCATGTTCTTGTCCTCGTGCATCTTGTGCGCGTCGCGGAAGGCTTCAGCCATTCTGCGCGTCGTGATGGGCAACTTGTCAATCTCGAGAATCATGAACGCGAGGTGCTCCGGCGTGAGTTCCCGATTGTGCTTCATGTGGTCGAGCTGCACGAGCGTCTTGATGACATTCAGGCGCAGGGCTTTCGCTAGTTCGTTGACTCTATCCTGCATCTTATACCACCTTCGTGAAATTGGAGTAGTAATCGCGCACCATCTTCGCTTGGCGATCGAGGTCTTGCTGCTTGAATGATTTGGGCGCGTTGTCGGCATTCTTTTCGCCTTCCTTGTCCTTGCGCCTGCCCCAGTTCAGTAACGTCGCATAATGGCTCTTGTACCTTTTCCCGCTGCTCGCCAGGTACGAGGACAACTCCTCGATGAGCGCGTTCGCACGGTCCGCGCCCTCGGCCTGCACAAACTTCTCAAACTCGGCGGTGGTCATTCGGACGTTTTGAAACTCGCCGTAGGTGTTTTGCGGCGGTGTGGTCCGGGATGGCTTGCTAGTTGCCCTCCCGTCCACGGGTCGCTCGTCCTTATCGGTCAGGCTGTCGAGAGTTTCGGTGTCGCCATCTGCCGACGATTTTTTCCAACGCTTCCGGGCATTTTTCTTGCCTGCCTCGGAACGCGCGATAAATTCTTCTTCGCAAAGTTCGTATATTTCACGGGCTCTTTCGGAGCGGGAAAAGTCGCCAATTATGACGGCGCGCCTGAACTCGTATTCCTCGCGACCGAGCGCGGCAAAGTCAATCGCGCCATTTTCGTCGCGGAATTGCTCGTTCAGCACGGCAAGATTCCCGATGTATATCTTGAGCCACGAAAGGCGCATTGACTACCCCTCGCCCTCAAGTTTAGCGAGCGCGGAGTTTGCAACGTCGCGCAGTTTCATCGACGCATACGCGCCGTTTTCGTCGCCGTTTTTGATGGCATCTTTTACGCGGGAGTCAAAATCCTTGAGCGCATTTTTTGTTAGATTTGCAAGCAGGTTGCGCTCGTCCTGCGTGTAGCGATAGCCAGCCATAAGACCTCCGTAAAAAGGTCTTGTTGCCACGATGGAATTTTATTTACATTATCCGCATTATCGGCAACAAGAGGTACGTTTCGTGCATAATATAACATTTTTCGCCATAAAAAGCATAAAATAATTGTAATATTTTGTAAACTAAAAAATTATGCCAATGGCATACCAATCGCATACCAATTGTATACCAAAGTTATGCCAGCATATATGCCAAAGTTATGGGAAGATAGAAGATAGAAGATAGAAGATAGAAAATAGACAAAAGAGGTCAGAAAATACCATTTTTCAAGTTTAAGCATATATCCATAAAAGAGCATTTATCGTGAGCGAAATTTCTTTACGCGCTTTCTTTTGAAATCGCTTTCACGCGCGAGAAAATCGTTTTTCGCATACTTACCCATCAAAAACGAAAAGAGCCCCCCGGAAGGGGCTCTAATCGCAAATGCGGGCATGATTTAGTCTTTGGGATTGTCCTCGTCCTTCTTTGTCAGTTCTTCGAGCATCTGTTCGATGTGGTCGAGCCGTTGCCAGTTCGCGGAGTTGTTCTCGAAGAACCGAAGGAGCGCGACGAATACGTAGAGGGCTATGCCCCACACGACGATCGTGCCGACAAGTTCCCAGCTCATTTTGCCCCCTTGTTGACTTTGATGTAGGCGTTCAGCAGCCACCGAACGAAGCCCGACCTGTTCCCGACCTCCGCGACCGGCTCCCCTCCCTCGATGGCGACCGCCATGGCCTTCTCGAGCTGCCGGCGGTCGAGCATCAGGTTGATGCGCTCGA